TATGTGGATCAACTAAAAGGTTTGTTATGAAAAAGTTGGTGTTAGCACTTGGTGCAGTGGGGTTGGTATCTGGTTGTTCTAGTATACCAATGAACGATAATGATGTTGGTATTATGGAACGCCCTCCAGAGGTTTTGGATAAACCTGCTGAAGAGACACAAGTCCAGATTGGTAAGTTAAACGTACCATCTTGGTTCTTAGAAGTTCCAGAGGATCAACCAGATCGAATCTACGCAGTAGGTACTGCACTCTCTGATGATATGCAGTTTGCATTCGATAAGGCAGTCCACGAAGCAAAGGTGAATCTTGGTGATAAAATTGCATCACGTTCATCTGCAGAGGTGAAGACATTTATCTCTGACAGTGGTAAAGGTGGATTGGGACAGACCACTAAGAAGAGTGAGAAAGTCTCAAAGTCTGGATTCAGTGGTATCGATGTATCTAAGTACACAGTGGAACATCGTGCTGTGTTTGAGGAACGCAGATACTTCAGAACATATGTTCAAGTGAGTATCGATCCTAATGATCGTTTTGAAGGTGAGATTATTAACACCTACGATCCACAAGATGAAATCATTGCAGACAAAGCACTGAATGACTTGTAATGTGGGGATGGATTCTCTTTTTATTAACGTGGGTGTTTATCATAGTCGCAGATCCAAAAGTTGTTGAGACTACGGTTTATGTTAAACCTCCACAGAATGGATTTGTAATCAAAACATTTGAAGAGAACAGATGTGTTGATGATACTGGTGAGACTGTCGTTTGGAGAGTAGTCGAGTCAGTAAAAGTTGAAGAATAATTGCCTGATAGCTCAGTTGGTAGAGCAGGAGACTGTTAATCTCTTGGTCGCAGGTTCGAGTCCTGCTCGGGCAGCCATTTTCAGTCTAATGAGATAATCGTTAGACAAACCAAGTTCGGTGATTGCAACACCGATAGGAACGTGACCGAATGCCTGTCGCTGATGGCGGGTAAGGTAGACTCAAAGGGATAGCGTCCACACCCTTAGCGGGGTTGCGAGTTGTTGGGGGTCTAATGTAGAAAGGTACATCAGATCGTACCCCCTTGGTGGTTACCCTAATCCACCCGTTCCGCTTTTATTTTTGGAATGACTGCGCCATAAAGACAGTCCCGATTTATTGCGGGTAAACACACGGGTTGTGTCCTCGGCCTTCCAAGCCGTAGTGAGTGGAGTTCGATTCTCCCTACCCGCTCCATTTTTGGAGTTGAGATGACAGATAGATATACAGTAAAAGTTGAAGAAGATCAGTTTGGTGATTTGATCCTACCATTACCAGAATCCTTATTGGAAGAATTGGGATGGGTTGAAGGAGACACTTTGAAATGGATAGACAATGGTGATGGTACATTTTCGTTGAGGAAAAAAGAAGTCGATGTCCAAGACTAAAGAAGAAAGAATAAAGAAGGCGTTGGATGAACTGCAACGTCATATGGAAAGTAATCACCATCTGCAACATTCATGGATATCCTATGAACTGTTGAATACTGCAGAAAAGTTATTCCCTCTGATGACAGAGGAAGACAAAGAATACGTTAAGTGCGCTCGGTTGGCAGTTCAAGACCAACTGAAGTGGAACGTCTAAGTTTTGGTAAGGGGTCTCAACCTCTCTCTCCTCTCTCAATCTATGAGACCCCTTACCAACCCTACCATAACCCTACGCTCTGTAGGGTTTTTTTATGTTTCTTATCTAAGTCCTTGATTCTAAAGGAAATGTTTTTATAACAAAAGTGTTGACTTTATCTCAAAACTCTCTATAATGTAAGTATAGATTGATGGAGAGAGTTATGGGTTACACCGCAAATTATCTTGATGTGATTTTGGTTCTTGGTGCGCTTGGAGTTGCCGGTGCGTACCTTTTGATTACAGGTGAATGGAGAAAGTTCTAATGAATTTTGTTCTTGTGACAGGTGGTCGTCAGAAGCAACGTGCAGAGGTTGAAGGAATCGTCAACTGGTGTATTGCAGAGTTGATGCCTAGAATGCGTACCCTCGACATTGAGGTGCGTCTGAGGGACATCCTAACGACAGAGGGTGCATACGGTTGGTGTGACAGTACAGACAATCGTACATTCTTCCTAGACATTCACAAGAAAGAAAACGAATACTTCTGCCGTGAAGATTACGTCAAAACCATTATTCATGAAATGGTTCACGTTTGGCAGTGGGCAACAGGGTTGTGCAAAGATTACGCAGATGGACGTAGAATGTGGAAGAACAAAGATTACACCAACTGTCCTTACAGCAAACAACCTTGGGAACGTCAGGCATACCGTCTGCAGGAAACTTTATACAAAAAATGGTTGACAACGGGTTGACATTCAGTGTACTATGGCTATGTCAGGGTTTGGAGAGAAACATGAAAAATTCAGAATTCAGAATATTTGTTAACAGAGTCTATCAGGATTGTATTCTTGAGAGATCTAGAACTGGGTTATCAGATATCGAGTCTAAAGAGTATTTCGATCAATACAAGTATTGGTTGAAGAGAGAGTTCAAATATCAGAGAGGAAAGAAGTAATGGGTGCTGTTAAAGATCAGTTAATGGAAGTAAGTAGAACAGTTTGTGGTCAGTAGTCGTATGGTTGCTATGGAAGATCAATTGACTAACGCTGATATCATTCGCATGGCAGAAGAGAAGTTTGGTAAGACATTCGGTTCGTATGCAGGAGAGGTGATTTGTGATATGGATGGTTCTGTATATGAACCAAACTATGACACTGTGACTTATGATGAGTTTGTAAACTTCACAAATGAGGAGATCCCGTTTTGATCAAGGAATTTCTTTTGGGGGTGGGGATTATTACCTCACCCGTTACTGCTGAAAATACATCACCGCAGGACTATCATCGTGAGATCAATTGTCTTGCAACGAACATCTATTTCGAAGCACGAAACCAAGGTGTTGCTGGACAGGTTGCTGTAGGTGCAGTGACATTGAATCGAGTGTGGGATAAACGATTCCCTAACTCTATCTGTGAAGTTGTGTATCAATCAGAACTGAGTCGTTGGTGGTTGGAAGTAAAAGGTAAAGAGGTTCCACTACGCAACCGCTGTCAGTTCAGTTGGTATTGTGATGGTAAGTCTGATGAGATCCATGATCAAAAGACGTACAGCGATATCTTTCGTCTTGCAGAGTTGATGGTGAACAGTAACTCCATCATCGATATCACAGAAGGTGCGACACACTACCATGCAGACTACGTTGCTCCATCATGGGCATCATCAAAGACAAAGACAACAGAGATTGAAGATCATATCTTCTACAGGTGGGAATAATGAATATCTTTTATCTACACAGTGATCCAGAGACATGCGCTAAGATGCATTGTGACAAACACGTCTGTAAGATGGTCATTGAGTATGCACAGTTGTTGTCTACTGCACATCGTGTGTTGGACGGTAAAGAGTATTACGATAGGACTTCAAACAATCGCAGAATCAAACGATGGTTGCATCCAGAGACGGTGATGGAGAGAAACCTCTACAAGGCATCTCATGTCAATCATCCATCCAATATCTGGGTTCGACAGTCACTGCAAAACTATATCTGGACACAGAATCTTTGGTATTTTCTATGTCAAGAGTATACACATCGTTACGGTAAAAGTCATTTAACGTATACCAAACTCAAGAGATTGGTTGTGGATGCACCGATAAATATACCGAACGTACCGTTCACTCAACCCACTCCGGCAATGCCTGGGTATTGCAAGGTATCAGATTCGTTACAGTCGTATCGAAAATACTATATAAATGAGAAGAAATACTTTGCAAAGTGGACTAAGAGGGAGATCCCCGAATGGTTTCAGAACAGACTCTGATGCAAGAGATTGCAGAAATGCAAAAATCAGTACACTATCTTCAGATGAGAGTTAAAGGAGACAGTGATATCTGCACCCAATATTGTCAGTGGTTCTGGTGGAATGAAAAACGATTCAGGGTGGAAAGAGAATATGTCAAGGATTGCAGAAGCACATCCAGGCACTCCACTCGCAGATAGATTTGGGCGTAAGTCTAATAAAGAGATCAAGACACGAGACGCATTGAAAAAACATGGTGTCATTGACTAAGTAAGGTAATTAATGGCGAAAAAACAAGACATAAAAATGAGTGATATGGTTCAAATCAAACCTATCACACCAAACCAGAAACTTGCATTTGAAGCATACAAGAAGGGTAAGAACTTATTCCTCTATGGTGCTGCGGGTACAGGTAAAACATTTGTATCATTGTATAATGGACTGAGGGATGTACTCAATAACGAGACTCCATACGATACAGTCTACATTGTGAGATCATTGATTCCCACTAGGGACATTGGATTCTTGCCAGGCGATGAAGAAGATAAGTCTGCATTGTATCAAGTAAGTTATCAGAACATGGTTCAATACATGTTCCAACAACCGAACGAACAAGCATTCTCTATGTTGTATGATCGTCTAAGAGCGCAGGACTCTCTGATGTTTTTATCTACCTCATTCTTGAGGGGGATCACTCTGGACAATGCAGTAATCATTGTCGATGAGTGTCAGAATCTTAACTTCCACGAATTGGATACAATCATTACCCGTGTAGGTCAAGATTCTAAAATTATCTTCTGTGGCGATTTCTTCCAGTCTGATTTGAGTAAACAGTCTGAGAAGGAAGGTATGCAGAAGTTTATGTTCATCCTAGATAGGATGGAAGAGTTTGAGAACATCGAGTTCACTGTAGGTGATATCGTTCGTTCTGGATTCGTAAGAAACTATCTAATCAACAAAATCAAACTAGGGATTGAAGAATGAAACTAAGTAAAAATTTCTCGATGGCAGAGTTCACCAAGTCACAGACTGCTGAACGTAAAGGTATTGACAACACTCCACAAGGAGAACATTTGGATGCAGCTGTTGCATTATTTGAAAACGTGGTTCAAAAGGTTCGTGACCATTTTGGCCCAACTGTTATTAATAGTGGTTATCGCTCCCCTGATCTTAATACTGCTGTGGGAGGATCTTCTAGATCTCAGCATTGCAAGGGTGAAGCGGCAGATATCGAATGCCCAGGCACCCCTAACGCAGAACTTGCTGAGTGGATTAGAGATAATCTTGAATTTGATCAGCTCATTCTGGAGTTTTACACTCCTGGCATCCCTGATAGTGGGTGGGTTCATGTATCATACAAAGCTGATGGAGATAATCGAAAGTCTATTCTCACTGCTACCCGTGTAGACGGTAAGACTGTATATTCAGAAGGAATCAATGCATAATGTTTATGACACTAGGATTTATCGTTGGGTTTGCTGCAGGATGGATTATCCGTTGGAAACTTGATGGTATCATCGATTTCGCAAAGAGACTGAAGAAGTAATGACAGATTTAGTTATTCAACTAAGACGCAAACTGAAAGAGAAGTATCTCAAGATGTTGAAAGCCTATGCCAAGGGTAAAATGGATAAGGCAATCAAACTTGAGAGAAAGGTCATCGAACTTGAAATTGCGTTGAAAGATGCAAAAGACTGAATACCAATCAGTCTTTATTTCTGATGTACACTTAGGAACCAAGGGGTGCAAGGCAAAACGATTACTTGCATTCCTTGATTCCTTTGATGCAGAGAATCTTTTTCTTGTAGGGGATATCATTGACGGTTGGGCTCTTAGACGTAGACACTATTGGACTAAGAGTCAGACTGAAGTGATTCGTAAAATTCTCAAATTATCGGAGAGAATGAATGTGTACTATATTGCTGGCAATCATGATGAATTTGTCAGACCCTTCTTCAAATATGGATTCCAATTCGGAAGCTTTACGATATTGGATGATTTCAATTATCAAGCAAGAGATGGACGAAAAGTGTTCGTATCCCACGGGGACTATTTCGACTTAACAATGAAGATCCCATCACCAGTGATCAATTTCTTTGCTCACATCTGGGACTACATTCCTCACGGGGATAATGATTCATTCAGTGATAAGATGTATGATGTTCTTGGAACAGAACGAACTATTAAGAAATACTTAACAGTTAAAGGGTATGACTGTGCAATTACAGGACATACACACTCACCCAAGATCAAAGACACATACATGAACTGTGGTGACTGGGTAACTAACTGTACCGCTCTGGTTGAACACACAGACGGTAAGTGGGAAATTATTCGACAAAAAAAGGTTGACAAGACCAGTGATATCGAGTAATATATTAATAACTTCAACTAAACAGGTTATATTATGTTTACACATGTGGGTATACCAGAGATTCCAGAAGTCTCTACTAAGACAATCGACTCTAAACGTTTCTATCTGACACCAGATGGTAAAGCGTATCCATCCATTACAACTGTTCTATCCAAACGATCCAAACAAGGATTGATGGAATGGCGTAAGCGTGTTGGTGATGATGTCGCAAATCACATTGCTCGAAAGGCAGCAGAACGAGGTACGTCTATTCACTTGATGTGTGAAGACTATCTCAACAATGCAGAGATGGAGAAACACAAGGAGAAGTTCCTCCACTGGTGTTTGTTCCAACAACTCGCACATAAATCACTCGATAAGATTGACAACATTCGTGCCCAAGAGGTAGGACTGTGGTCTGATGAATATCGTGTTGCAGGACGTGTTGACTGCATTGCAGAGTATGATGGTAAACTCTCTATCATCGACTTCAAGACCTCTACAAAAGAACGTGAGGACTCATGGAACGAGTCTTACTACATTCAGGCATCTGCATATGCAGAGATGTATGAAGAACGTTGTGGTGAGAAGATTGACCAGATCGTAATCCTAGTAGTAACTGAGGATGGAACTGTTCAAGAGTTCGTTCGTGAGAAACACGACTATCTACCACTGTTGGTTGAAGCGATTGATAACTTCACCGCTGAGTGGCAAAAAGAGGTTGACACACAGGAGACTGTGTGATATAAATAATATTGATTCAGTGAAGCAGACCGAAAGGTTGATGGACGAGGGTGCGAATCCCTCCTGCTCCACCAAAGATGCATCTACAACTCCGAGAGAGTAGGTCGAAAGACGAAATAGTAGGAGACGAACGTGGTGTATCTTTGATGGGGCAGATATAGAAGCATTAAAGTAAACGCAAACGATGAAACGTTCGCTCTTGCAGCCTGATTAAGGTATGCGGGGTTTGGGACACCTGGCAACAGAACGTCCTTTTTATTATTTACCAGTGGAGAGTAATTTTGAGCATGATGACACCCAAGAAGTTCAGTATTCATATTGAGGATCTTGTTCGATTGAGTGGGATGACTCATATGGAGGCAGTCCTTTATTATTGTGAAGAGAACGAAATAGATCCATCTACAGTGAAATCTATGATATCAAAAGGACTCAGAGACAAAATCGAGGCGGACGCTAGGCGTCTTAACTTTCTTCCAAGAGTAGCAGAACTACCAGTATAATGGATGCATTCGATGCATACAAAGTCTATGTCGCACTGAAGGCACACTTCAGTTCTAATTACGACTATCGCAAATATGGTGGGAAGACTTCTACCAAGATGGATGCTTTCCTCAAACGAAAGGATCGATACTTCTTTGCAAAGGTAGGACGTAAGTATGGTAAAGAGACAGAAGACTTCTTCATCAGTAATTTCCTTGCAAGTTCTAAGGGATGGATAGGAGACTTCAATGAAGAGAATTATCTGGAGTGGAAGAAACGTACACAAGCATTGACATACAACTTTCAATCTGAGATGGAATACCTAACAGATATGGTTGAATCGTTCGATGAGTTATTTGATTGTAAGAATGGACAACATCCGTTGTTGTTAAAACAGTATCTCTCGAAAAGGGTATCCCTTGAGAGTATGGTGATCTTAGAAAGTATTCTAGGATTTGTTCGTCAGTTTGACAAGGACATAGGTGAGGAATTCGTATGGCCTGATAAGAAAAAATTAATCGAAAATTACAAATTGTTGTTGACATTTGATACAACCAAGTGTAAACTAATTCTTAGATCGATGGTACAGGAGAAGTATAGTGTCTGATCTTAATGAAGTGATCCGTCAACGGGATCACGCTCTTACCAAAGTTGCACGACTTGAATCCAAGATTCGTGATCTGGAGTACGCTAACGCAGAGTTAGTCGTGCGTGACAAACAACTGTCCGAACGTCTCAAAGAGGCATCTGGACGCCAACAATACCGTCCACGCAGTGGCGGTTACCGTAAACGGGCATAAGGGGTTATGTCCAAGGCGGGTCGTCTTGCAATGGAACTTGCTCAGGAGAGGAAGCGTCTTCAACAGGAGTTAACAGAACTCCAACAAGAGGCAGAGGATTTACGTCCAACCACTCCAACAGGAACCACTGACTACTATGCAAAGTGGGGTGCAACTGTTCTTGCTGTGATTGGTGTTTTTCTAATGCAAGCAGATGCAACAGTCTATGGACAGTTTGCATACTTTATTGCATCTGGACTATGGGTATATGTTGGTTCAGTCTGGAACGATAGAGCAATCATGATCGGTTCTGCGATTACTGCAACTGCAGTGGCAATGAACATAATGAAATATATTACGGTGTAGAATGAAAGTCAAATTAGTAAGTTACAGTCAACCCGCAGGGGTAATAGAAGGACTAGAAGATGTTCAGGATCTGGTTGCATATTGTGCAAGGGTATCTAACCCATCAAACCAGATTAATTCTGAGACATCTGAACGATTGCTGAATTATCTTGCAAAACACAAACACTGGAGTCCCTTTGAAATGGTCTCTGCATGTCTAGAGATCGAGACAACACGAGATATCGCACGACAGATTTTGCGTCACCGTTCGTTCTCATTCCAAGAGTTTAGTCAACGGTATGCTAATCCAGATGAACAGTTTGAGAATATGTTCGTCAAACGTGAAGCACGACTACAGGATGAGAAGAATCGACAGAACTCTATTGAGGTTGATGACATAGAACTTGAACGTGAGTGGTATCGCATTCAGGGACGTGTTCAGTGGATGTGTGAACGTGAGTATAAGAAGGCAATCAAGTTAGGTATTGCAAAGGAACAGGCAAGGGCATTGTTACCAGAAGGACTTACAGTGTCAAGATTGTATATGAATGGAACTATTCGTAGTTGGATTCATTACATTGAGTTGCGTGCCGCTAATGGTACGCAGAAGGAGCATATCGAAATTGCACGAGAGTGTGCAAAGGTGATTGCAGAAATATTCCCATTGGCAGAGGATTATTATGAGTAAAGAACAAGACCCTAATTGGGTAAATCGATATCGGTTATCAGTTAACCGTGACTATAAACAGTATGACGATGAGTTGTACCAACCAGACCATAATGTAGAAGTTGAATTTCACTCAGACAACGTTGAAGAAGTCTGTGAACAGTTTGCTCGATTCCTAAGAGCAAATGGATTCGACTGGGTTAAAGATGTCAAAGTCAGTTAACGCATTCGTTCTGGGTAATGGTGAGTCACGTTCACCGCTGAACCTTGATGTTCTCAAAACAAAGGGTAAGGTGTATGGGTGTAATGCTCTGTATCGTGACTTCACTCCAGATGGTTTGATCTGTGTGGATTCGGGTATGATGCAAGAAGTCTACGACAGTGGATATGCATTAACCAACAGGTGTCATTTCCGTAATTGGAGTAAACTTCCTTGGGACATGTACGACATGCTGGTAAGACCTGAATCGTTCTTTGCAGGATGGGGTGAAGGATTCTTTCACGAGACTGATCGCAAAGACAGAGACTGGTTTGTCTTACAGGGAACTGAACCAGACAAGATCATGATGTTGTACAATACGATTAAACGACAGAAGGAAGAGTCTGGTAAACCTTTCGATGCAGAAGACATTCGTGCAAAGTTAGGTAAACATGGTTGTTGGGTGACATGGGCAGAAGAAGAAGATCAGGTGAATATCTTCCATGAGGATATCGCTGGTTGGAGTGCAGGCCCAATTGCAGTGAACATTGCAGTCACAGAGAACAATCCAACTGATGTATTTCTGATCGGATTTGATTTGAACAGTCAGACAGATAAGGTGAACAACGTGTACAAGTCAACAGAGAACTATATCCCTGCTGAGTACAACGAGGTTCCGTCTATTAACTGGATCAAACAACATCGACAGAATTTTATGAAATTTCCAGAGACCACATTCTGGAAGGTGAATCCTAAACCATTAACTGAGGGTGATAAGATATGCTCAAGGATTGAGGAATGGGATGAGTTCGAAAACGTGAAGTATATTGATTTCAAAGAATTTGAAAAAATCCTTGACATTTCAAGTACTTTACTGTATAAATAGAACATACATTATGATTAATGTGGATAAGTAAACATACGATTAACATACAATAGCATACGAGGTAAAAACATGTCTATTTCATCTTTGCGTAACAGCAATTCTCTTGATAAACTTTTGTCTGAAGTACAGAAGGATATCGCTCCTCAAACTGACTCTAAGTCTTACGTTGACGAACGTCTCTGGAAACCTGAACTGGATAAGTCTGGTAATGGTTATGCCGTTATTCGTTTTCTCCCACAACCAGAGGGTGAGAGCCTTCCATGGGCGAAAATGTTCAAACACGCATTCCAAGGTTCTACTGGTAAGTGGTTCATTGAGAACTGTCTGACATCAGTCAACAACGGTAAGTGTCCATGTTGTGAGTACAACTCAGAACTGTGGAACTCTGGTGTCGAGTCTGACAAAGAAGTCGCTCGGAAACAGAAACGTAAGTTAGAGTATTACTCAAACATCTACGTTGTGTCTGATCCTGCACACCCTGAAAATGAGGGTAAGGTTTTCTTATTCCGTTACGGTAAGAAGATCTATGACAAGATCATGGCAGCGATGCAACCTGAGTTTCAGGATGAGACTCCAATCAACCCATTTGATTTATGGGAAGGTGCGAACTTCAAGTTGAAGATTCGTAAGGTTGATGGATATTGGAACTACGACAAGTCAGAGTTCGAATCACCATCTCAACTTGCAGACAGTGATGATGCACTAGAACGCATCTACAAGTCAGAGTACTCTCTCGCTGACTTCACTGCATCAGACAACTTCAAGTCATATGATGAACTGAAGAAACGTCTGAATGATGTTTTGAATACATCAACTGCACCAGTAGGAACTGCAGAAGACTTTATGGAATCTGCACCCGCTCCTACGTTCAAGTCTGAACCCGCACCAGAACCTGCTGTGGTGGAAGAGGAAGATGATGCAATGTCATACTTCCAGAAACTTGCCAACGACTAATACTGGTACAAGTTTTGCACAATAAAGAAAGGCGTGTTGGGAAACTGACACGCCTTTTCTTATAAATAAAGGTGTGAGAGAATACTAATCGCATAAAAATCTAAGGAATCAAGAAATGAAGAGAGTACTCTTAGGGACTTTCTTTGTTATGATTACATCATTTGCATGGGCATCAGATCCCATCGTCACTGACTCGACAAGTAACTCAACAGTTACGACTACTGGTAAAACTGAAACAACGGTGAAGTCACCGCCATCTTCAGCAATCAGTCCATCAATCAACAGTTCAAATTCTGACTTATGCACCGTGGGTGTATCTGGTGCAGTGCAAACCCAAATCCTTGGTATTTCGGGTGGTAACACTGTGCGTGATATGAACTGTGAACGACTCAAACTATCAAAGACTCTCTATGATATGGGAATGAAAGTTGCGGCAGTGTCCGTGATGTGTGGTGATCCACGAGTCTTTTCTGCAATGGAAATGGCAGGAACACCTTGTCCATATGAAGGCAAAATCGGTACAGAAGCGAAAGAACTTTGGGATGCAAATCCTGAGTTGAAACCTACTGAAATAGCAAAAGAAGAGAGACGCAATGACAAGTTTGAAGGATGGGGTTGGGGTATTGCTACCTCTATTGCTATCTTTGCTCTTACTGGCGGGTTCTAATCTTACGCAAGTGAAGTAGAAACAACACCTGTTTTGGTTGCACCTGCTCCAGAACCTGCTCCTGCTCAGAGTGAGACATCGCCAAACCTAATTGATAACAACAACTGGGACGGTGCTACCTATGGTGCTGATC